CTCATCCACCATGCACCAGCACAAGGTTGAGCGTGAGTTCACTTGTGCGTGGTGCGGTGAGAAGTTCATGAGCATCCAACCATCGGCTAAGTATTGCAGTGCGGCTCATCGCCACGCTGCTTTCAGGTCCGTACCAAGGCTTGGCAAGCCCAAAGTGATAACGCGGCTGAAGAGGAGAGGGAAGGGCTATCGTCCACCGCTTGCGCTGATCCGTCAAAAATCCTGATCTAGGCCATCCTGGAATTCCTCATCTTCGAGTTCATTCTCAAGATCGAGGGGTTCCTCATCCACCATGGCTTCATCCGCAAGCTCTTCATCCGCAGGCTCTTCCTCATCCGCAAGTTCACCCTCAACCACCACGCCTGCGCGCTCAGCTAGGACGGGCGCAAGCTGATTCTTTTCAATCAACTGCTGCAGCCTAGACTCGACCTCTGCTCTGTCCATCTGGTCGATACGCCCGTGCTTGATCTCTTTCTTATCGACCATCAGGCCCGCAAGTTTTGCTCTGCCAAGTTCTGCTGACACGGCTGCGCCATAAGACCCATCTTCAACAGCAGCATCTCTGATCATTTGCAGGTCACGAGCAACCTTATCGAAAGTAATCTCAAACTTTTTCTGCTGCGCCTCCTGGAGTTCACGAATTTTGGTTTGCACATGCGCGTATCTCGGATCATTCAAAAGTATGGAAGCTGCTCTTGCTGGGCCTGCATACCCTGCTCTGTGTGCTGACTCCGTGTTGGTCAGATCGTGATACACATAGTGCTGAATAAACGCCTGTTGTTTTTTTGTAAACACAGGTTCTTTGAACTCACTAATCGCATGTCGTTTTGTGCTGTTGATCATATCGACTGATTCGTTTTTTGCCATGCCGCTCATCCTATCAACTCATCCAACAAACTAGTAAAACAAAAATTTTTTTCTTTTCTTCCCCCCCTCTTCAAAGAAGGGAGTAAGGGGTTATCCCGTAGGGGAGATATTTATATCTCTCTCCCCTTCTTTAGAAGTGACCCATGTGACCCTTGACCCACCCTTATAAATCAATGACTTAGGTGGGGGTACAGTCAAGGGTCACGAGGGTCACGCTTGACCCATGTGACCCTACCTCAGTTTCCTTATAAATCAATGACTTAACCCACTTATCCACAGGGGTAGGGTCAAAATGAAAAAGTGCCCTTGACCCTACCTCATTTGGGTAAACCGGCTGTTCCGCAGACCTCGAAACTACTTTAACTTTCAGCCGTAAGTTAACCTCAATCATGCCTGCTCCGCTCCATGATCTGCCTTGTTACCTACCCCATAACCAGCCGTGTGACTTATCCTATGATCCGTGATCAGGAGGGCATCTCGGCCACAGTTTTTGCACCCGTTTCTGGGGTAGTCTACGAGGTAATACTGCACCCTGCAGGCTAGGCATTCGATGTGCCATTCGTTCACCACAACCACCTTCACATCAGCCGCGCTCACATCAGCCCCTTGATTCGCACTGCTTTGCCCATGCCGCCTGACCCTTTGCTCACCTCAAGCCTGTACATTCGGGTCACCCGATACACGTCATCCGATGACAGGTCGAGAGCCTTTGCGATCTCTGCCCGCTTCAGCCCCTGCTGCATAAGGCTGACAATCTTCCGCTCACGCTCCACCAGGTCCATCTGTTCGCTTTTTTCTTTCATTCGCATCCGTATCCTTATTGCGTTTCCCATTCTCGACTCTTTACATTCCTAATTCCGTGTCGTATCTTTGCCCTAACACACCTCAACGACCCCAAAATCACTGAGAAGTGTTTGTTCTTTGCCCCGCTTGGCGTCTTTAATCCTTTTGTACGTCTTGCGGGGCTTTTTTATGCCCGCTCGCTACACCCCGCACATCCCGTCACACTCGTCACCAAAATCCATAGTGATCTGATCTTCTGCGGGATCGGAAAGATCTGCGTCCTTCAGCGGCACGAGTGATCGGTGTATGTAGATCTTGCTCGTTGTGCCTCTGAAGTTATCTCGTATGTGCTCATCCACCTGGACGGCTTGGGCCCAGGACTTCTGATCTGTTGCTTTCATCTCACGCCAGAAGGCGTTGTCATGATAGGGGCAGAAGGTACATGCACTCTTCTGGGGTAGCTCATTGTACCCGTTGTCGCGCATCCAGCGCAGGCAGTGCCATCGTGACATGCGAGTTTCGATTAACGGCCAGCGGTTGTTGCACCATTTCTCTGGCGCATCCTTCATCCGTTGTATCTCGTCGGTGCTGATACCTATCCACTGCTCGACTGTATCTGCTGGGATACGTTGGCGCGGCTTGTAGCCTGCCAGTTCGCGCAGCTTGCGCTGTATCGGCGTGACCTTGTAGTCACGGGTACACTGACGCATCAGAATGCCCTCGCCTACCCCGCTTGGCGATGCGGTAAAGAACGGTGGTGATGCGCTTCTGTTGCTTGGGTCCATGACATCTTCAAACAGGTTGCCCCGTGTCACACGCAGAACGGGAAACGGTAGCTGTGTTTCCAGCCAGTCGAGCCATTCGTATATGTGATCGGGTTCTGCTTGCGTGTCTGCGAAGATCGCGTAGTCAGGCATGGGTGTGATCTCACCCTTCGCTGCCATCAACGCCATCACGCTAGACTGTACGCCCGCGCCCAGGCTGATTACGGTTAGCTTCTTCATTCTTAATAATCTTTCGGCTTGATCAACCGCACATCTGCGCTGTCTTCATATCTATCAGTTGGGCCTTTATCTATTTCGTAACCCCACAAACCTTCATTTTCTACTTTGTCGTTGTAGAAACGATTAAGTTTTTCTTCTGCCTCATGCTCGTCTTTAGCTTTAACCAGAACCCAATGAGTTCCACTATAATTAACTCTATATCCAAATTCTTTTTCATCACTCATCTTATGCCTCCCAAGGCTTTGTCATTTCATTTGATTCCAGATAATGCCACACCGCCATCCCAGGCTGTGCATGCGTCTTGACGATGCTGCCTTTGTATTTCTGTACATACGACACAGCTTTTTGAGAAGCCTTGTTGCCACTGTTCATGCCTGCTTTGCTCAAAGCTTCCTTGGCCAAGAGTTCTAGCTCTTTACGCAGATAGAACTTGGTGCTGCTCATCGCATCAACCACGATCCCAGCGATTTTGACTTCATCGTCCTCTGTCAGTGCAGGTTTGGTGTTGCGCGGCGTGAACTCATTCACCTTCCAAATACCATCACCAAAGTCGAAGCTGGCCAGATGTTCTTTAGGCTCCATTGCGTTACGCGCTTCGTAGAAGATAGAGACATCGGGCTTCTCGCCGCTGAGTTTGATACCGCTATCGAACCATCCTGCGAACACACTGCCGCCTCGAGCCGACATGAAAGACTTATCATCTGCTCGTTCTTTACCTGTATGGTGAGCGATTACCACGCTGATACCGTGCATGTCGATCAGCATATCAACACGATCCAAGAGTTTGCGTATCTCTGTGTTGGAGTTCTCCTCGCCATCAAAGAAGTTAATGATCGGGTCGATCATGACGATGTCGGGTTTGTGGAACGCGATCTCTTGGCTGAACTGTTCGATGTCTTGATCGCGCATCAGGTTCTTGCGTAGCCTGCCGCTGATAATCAGATTGCTGTGCCCCATGGACAGTAGCTCCTGATCAAACTCAAAGCGCCGATAGTATGTGTCGATACGTCGCTTCAAGAACTCTGCGATAATCTCAGCCTGGAACCACATCACCTTGAGCGGACGGCTGAACTCGACATCCATGAAGTCAGTACCAGTGGTTGCCCCTGCTGCAAAGGCGCCAAGCCAGTTCGACTTACCAATCTTTGGTTTACCCAGTAGAAGCACCCGACTCTTCTGAAAGATGAAGGCATCACCCCAGTACTGCTCGATGCCATCGTCGGTCATGGTAGACCATTCATCTGCGTTGAACGCCTGAAGTCCTAGTGGGCCCTGCTCTGGTTCTTCTTCACCATCGCGCTTGAGCTTTTCAATCGGGTCTTCTTGTGACTGCAGTTCTTTGAGATCTTCGTTGATCTCTGTCTGCCAAGTAGATGTCTGCCACCCCATGATGCCTGCATTAACATCTTCTGGGTGCCGCTTGATGTGGCCGTTGACGATGCTGATTGTGGTACGGGTGACCTCAATCAAATCCATGGGTGGCACACAGGTTTGGTTCCAGTCTTGGGCCTTGATTAGAACCTCGCGCATACCCCAGCCTTCTTTGACCCACTTACCTGCCAGCCTAGCCAAGGTGTCGTTACGACTGCCTTGCTCCTTTGGGTCTTCCGTAAGCTTGTCTCGTATGCTTTCGACCTTGTTGCCGGTGTTAAAAACATGGACCTGTTGTATGTCAGCCTCGCCCAACATCGGCAGGTCATCCATGCTGGTCACGCCGTATGCTTTGTCGCAGGTCATGGTGTAACCGTAAGATGGAGCGACCATGACGTAACCGCCATCGCCTCTCACATCCAACTTATTCTGACCCACGCTGTTGCGGATCATCGGACCACTGCCTAGGGAATAGAAGTAGTGCTTCCCGCCTCGAGGCGAAGTTTGTGTTAGTGGTGTTCGCGTAATGCCGCCTGCATCTATCCAGTTCACAGCGTCATCTGAGTCTGCATCAACTACGGCAAATGATATGCGGGG